TACTCGCTTGCGTTCCTCTGCCAATCCAACCCTTGGGCTTATTGAAGTGAAGAGACCTGGTGTTGCTTTCTCACCCTCACCCGTTATTTGCGTTTGAGCAAGTTGCATCCTAGAAAGCAATGTTGCTGCCTTACGTTCACCCTCTGTCGCTTTGCCGCCAGAGACACCTTTGAGTTGTTGGCCATCAGCACCCATAATTGGGATTACCTCTGCACCAGGTGCTTTTGGCACATAGGCAAAGCCTTCTGGCGTTTCGACTCGGTCAAAAGCGCCACGATTAAATTCTTGCTGACGCAAACCAAGGCCAGCTTGGGCCACACCCAAATTGCCACGATTTACTGCAAGGTTTCCTTGGGCAACAATATTGGATGCCATTTCCCCTGGACTCATAGTTTTTGCAATGCGCTCAAGTTCCTTGTTTGTGTTTTTGTCACGCACACTGATGTAAGAGCCAGTATCTTGATAGTTAAACTCAGGGCTGCGCTGGACATCCAACAATTTCATGCCGCCTGATTCGCTCAAGACATATGAAATTGGTGTGCCTTGTCTACTGTTACCAAACTGTGGTGTTGTAGAGTATTTTTCTGGAGGCTTAATCTTTAAAGCCTGACCCATCAATTTGTCTGCATCATCAAACTTGCCAAATTGATTGGCCACATCAGCCTTGCGCATCAGTTCGTTATACCGCTTTTCTGTTGCGGTCAAAGGCGCTGGCGCTATTGTTGGCTGCGCTTGGATTTGATCCATTAACTGCGCTCTTTGTGTACTTGGACCAAATGGGCCGGCTGCACTGGTGGGTGCAGTCTGACTTAGCAGGCTTGCCTGTGCTGCCGTTAATGGCTCCATTGGTTGCACAGATTCTGCTGCTTGGGGCGCTCCAGTCAAAGCAGTTTGATACTGCCCAAGTCGTTGCATCTCTTTAAGTTTTGCACCAAGTAGCAAATCTTGCAGTGATCTAGCTCTTGCCTGCTGATAACCTTGTTGGCCAGCCTGCAAAGCTGATCCAAGCGCTTGGCCCATGCTGATAGGGGTTGTGCTTCGGCCACTGGCTTGAAGCAATGCACCAGCTGCTGACAGCGCAGCATTACGGCCCAAGAGCTTGCGCTGCTCTTCTGACAATAGTGCATCAAGCCCCGTTGGAGTTGCACCAGGCATTCCACCAAACAGATTGCCTAAACTTGCAAAATCAAATTGAGTAGCCATATTTCCACCTTATTCCAATAAACCTTTGAGGCGAGTATTAACCACATCGCCTCTGCTCATCATGTTAGTTGATCCTGTATCTGGTGCAAGCAAAGATGCAGCCCTCATGGCCCGTCTTTCTTGACCAGGCTTGATGGCCAGCTCTGCCACCGGAATGCCGCTTCTATCCATGGCCACCGCCACATTGTCAAACCCTTTAGCCTGATCGTATGAATAGCCAAACAATGCCATGCCAACATCACGCTCAGACCCTTGGTCAATGATCTTGACCTTTGCAGGGTCACTGGTGATCACAATGCCTCGGCTTGTCTGGGCCACTGTCAACCCGTCAGGGATGCGAGATGGCATAGGTGATCCAGGCGTGATCAGGATGGTGTCACGCTTGCTTGAGGGATCAAGCAAAGCCATGAGCTGCGCGTTTGCGTAGCTTTGTGGCTCTGGCGTTGGGTTGTTGGGCATATTAGATAAATGGCAATATTGCGCCAATTGCAGCGCCAGTTCCTGCTGAAAGACCAGCAGCGCCAGCCAATTGAGAACCAGCCAAAGCACCGCCAAGCAAACCAGCACCCACATTTTGTGTGTATGGGGTTTGGCTTGTCATGCCAAGATTTGCTGGCTGCGCACCAAGACTTGATTGAACCACGCCCAGGCGTTGCAGGCCAATGTTGCGAATGGCATCTGCTTGTTGCTGGTCCAAAGCCTGACGCGCACCGCCAGCGCCCATGACCGCTTGAGCGCCACCAAGACGCAATGCTTGTTGTTGTGCAGCCAAACTGCCTAGCTGGCTTGCACCACCTAATCGCAATTGAGCGCCTTGCAAGCCTGCTTGCTGGTTGGCAATATCGGCTGCTGATCTGCGGCCAATGTCTGCCTGCTGCATAGCCATGGCCTGGTTAAATGCCTGCTCGTTTAATGTTGTCCCAAGGTTGGCGGCCTGCTTGGCAAACCCTTGGTTTGTCAGAGCCTCGGCCACACCTTGGCGTGATCCACCAAATGCACGGGCAGCCGTGGCGCGCTCACCAGTCTGTGCAATGGCAGCGCGTCTTGATGCCTCTAAGTCAGCCAATGCATTAGTGCGCACTGCCTCTGTATAGGGGTTCATGTAACTGGCAATAGAGCCTGGTCCAGTCATCCCAAGATTGGTCTGCTGCGCTGTGATTTGATTGGGCTGATAGACACCGCCATAAGCCGCCATTTGTGCGGCCAAGTCTGTGCCAGATATGCCTGGGCCAGCAAGGCCGGCATTAACCAAAGCCTCCTCGCCTGCCTGATACGTTGGGTTAAAGCCAGCAATCTGTTGGACCGGCAATGCACCAGCCACATTTTGGGCCTGTTGAAAGTTGGTTAAAAATGCTTGCTTGATCTGAGGATCAATTTCGCTTGTTGATGTTGTTGTTCCACCTTTAGACATATCGCCACCTTATCCGAGTAAAGATTTCATTTTCTTGGCAGGCACTTTGCCATCATTGATCATGTCCAATAATCCTTTGCCGTATTTATTGACAGAAGATTTTTTGATGACATATTCACCGCGATCAAGAGCCGCCATACCATCATCCGGTCCATTGGGGTTTGGACCAAGTAATGAGTCAACCATGCCGCCTTTTGCGTATGTGGCTGTTTCAGCAGTAGCCGCTGCTTTGTCAGCCGCTTTAACTTGCTCATAAAGCATTGGGTTATACCCACCCATGGGTATATCGGCCACAATACCCGCGTAAGGATTCACCATCTGAGGGCTGATTGCCCGAATCTGTGAATAAGGTGATGCGCCACCAGCTGTGACAGCAGGGTTGTACTGAGCGCCAATGGGAATGCCCATGTAGTTCTGGAAATTCTGAGCCAGGCTTTGTGGCTGGTAGTTGGTAACTGGTTGAGCGCCCATAGACTGGGGCTGCATTTGCGACTGAGACAGTAGGCCAGTATTTAAAAATGGCCTGTAAGCCTGTACAGCCTGAGTCAATGCATTGGTAGGGTTTTCAGTGACATATTGGCCGACAGACCTATTGAATGACGATTGAAAATTCTCAGGTGTCAATGTGCCGTTTTGCAAAGCATTGAGCCAAAAGTCAAATCCGCTTTGGTCAATTTGGTTTGTTCCAGTGCCAAAGCCTGTGCGGCCAATACCGCCATAGGCTTGCGTGACTAGGTTGCGATAAAGCGCTGAATTGTCCACAGCGCCACCGCCAGTGACAGCGCCACCAGTGGTGGTCGTTGTGCCGCCAGTAGTTGTTCCGCCTGTGGTCGTTGCCCGCTGTGCATCAATCTGCGCTGCGAGTGTTGGGTTTTGCGCTCTGACTTGGTCAACAATGGTGTTGAAATTACCCAAGCCACCTTGCATCCAAAACTGAATTGCGTCTTCAGTTGGCGTAGGTGTCGCCTTTGGATTGGCTGCATACGCTGCTAATACTTCTGCTCTTGTTGCCATAGTCTTTCCCCTATAAGTCCTTTGCAAGCACAGCCCATTGTGGGCTGTAACCTTCGTCTTTCAAAAATGTCTTTGCCCAGCCCTTTCGGCCTGCCAAAGTCACCCTGGTGCATCCAACCGATTTGCCCCAGGATTCGATCAATGGTCTCATCCGTGAGAGTTCATCTAGGTCGCCACCAGCCAGAAAATAATGCAAATTCTTGAGCCTGGGATAGACAATGATCTCTGTCAATACCACCGAGTCCTTGGCCGGCCACAGCTGTAATCTGTGGTTTTCCACCATCTCGGCAATATCATCAAAATTATGTGTGCCTCCAGAGTATTCTAATGCCGCCTCTACTTGTTGGCGCAGCCTTTCCAAATGCTCTTGGTCGCTCATCTCTTACCTGATGGCACGGCCTCAAGTCTCATTGTGCCAATGCGCCAGTCAGCCAAAGTATTGCCAGTCACCTTCATATTGACTTGCCGCCCAGAAAACCTCACTGAAGTTGGGTTTGCTGCCGTATATGGGCCAAATGTGGACTGAGTCCCTGTCGGGTAGTTTCGGGTCTTGAATGAGACCACCGCCTCACCCAAGGTTTGCTCGTCTGGCACAACTTGGCGCACAGACATGATGTTGTCGCCATTGCCAATCTGCACTGGGCCAGACTCGGCATAGACGCTGGCGCTGTCATAGTTAAAGCCAACTTCATGCTCGTAGATGTAGCCATCACTTGAAACCATTAAAGGATAAGTAAACACACCAGCGTCAACACCAGACAATCTGGCCAATGTGCCTATGTTCCAGTGGTTTTCGCGGTAGTTGAAAGTGACATAAGAGTCGTTCTCATTACTTGATGCGCTTGGGTAATACCACCAAATCTCGCCAAACTTGCTGACATGGACCGCATAAATCTTGGAGGCTTGCGCATAGTTGATGTTGTCAAATATGTAATCTGACACATCACTTGGCAGTGGCTTGACATAGCCGTCATATATCCAAAAGCCTGCGCGAGACATCCAAATGGCTGCCGTATCAATGGCCGCCACAGCCTGGGCTGAAATGAGACCGCAGCCAGAGCCAGCCTTCTCAAAGCCATAGACAAATGGAGCGCCAACATACTGGGCCGTGTGGACATCCACATCTGTAAACAGTAGGTTTACACCCTTGACCCGCTTGCCAGCGATCAATGTGCCAGGGCTTGCCAAGTCATAGTCGCCTGCCAAGTTGTCACCAGCTGGTGTCCAAAGGGTATTGTTCTCTTGATCGCACCACTGCACTTTGCGTGGGTTCCCCCCAGCGCCAAGGGCAAAGATAATGCGCTCTTGGGTGACTAAAACCGCCTTGTTGTTGACTGGTGCATTGGTGATTGCTGCTGCCAATGTGGGTGTGGCGAACCCTAATTGCCATTCATAAATCTTGCCATCGGTGCTAGAGCAAGCAATCAAATACTCGCCCCATGTATCGAGTGACCAAGTGGTGGCAGGGATTGGTGTGCCAGTGTCTGGCCTTGCAATGCCATAGGCAAATGTGCCATAAGTGCTGTATCCATAGCCCGTCAGGGTCGTGGAGTTGGCATAGCCACTAGTGAAGCCCGTTGGCGTAATGTCTTTGAGTGTTCCCGCCTCATTCATGGCGTAGAGCTTGGAATGTGTTCCAGCGCCAATGTATCGGTTGCCACTGTTATCGCGCCAAGTGATGATGCCTCGGCATGAGCCAGTCATCTGGCTGCTTGACCTGGTGCGCCATCCATTGATGGGTCTCAATGTATTTTCGTACCACCGGACAAGGTTAGCGTCATACCAGCGCCCAGCTGCCTGGTATTCAGTGCCGTTTCTGTAAACCCCTGGCGGTAATTTGATTGGTATATACATGATGACAATTATGTAATGTTGGACACAAAGCTCATCGTGACGATGGCTGATGGCACTGCTGGCCGTGTCGGGCTTGTTCCAGCAGGGTACTGCTCAATTGAAACCCCCGTATCGGTTGGCCTCCACATGATTTCAACATAATCTGTGGCATTTAAGCTCAAAAAATAATTCATGGCTGCAATGGTGTGATAAGGATCGCTAGCACCTTTTCTGGGTGCAAAGCCAAATCGGCTGTTTGAATTTGCCGAATTTGTACCATTGACCCGAAACCAAACATCCACATCTTGAGATGAATTTGTTGTATTTGTAAACTGAATGGAAAACTGCAAGTTCCAGATTCCGGCATCGGCCACAGTGATTCTCGATCCACTGGCAATAGTCACGCCATTGCTAAAGTCTGTGGTGTTGAATGTGACCGCATAGGCCGTGGTGGTGTTGGCAGCCACTTGGTCGGTCGAATCTTGAAAAGCCCCATGGGGTGCATTCATAAACCGACCACCTCTTGGCCCAAACAGAGACCCCAGCACACTGGCCAGCTTTTTAAAGTAAATTGTCAGCGAGCCATTGTTCTCATTGAAATGCCTGCGCTCATACTCCTCGGTCGGATAACCAAGGGTGGGTGGTGCGGGATTCTCAAGTTGTTGTGTCTGACTGGCCATAGGGTAATTATGTCAGGACAGAGAGCGCATGGTTAATGTGTTTGATCCGGTCATCTAGGCCAATAAACCCGCCATTGATCTTTTTTGTCATGGTCCGATAGTCTTGACTGTCTGCATACTGGTTGAGCTTGTGGGTGTCCCAAAACCATCCGGCAGTGAGCGCTGCATACTGGGGCGTGGCCACCAGCTCTGGCTGCATGATCAAATCCACGCCAAGCGCTTTGCCTGCGTGGTGGTAGTTCGCAGAGCCTGTGAGCTGGATGCAGCCTCGGCCAATGAACCGCCAGGCATCCCCACTTGCCTCATCTCGGTTGCCCATCCGGTTTGAGTAAACGACTGTGGCAATGAGCTTTGGATTTCTGGCGCAGGCTTGGGCCTTGGCAGCGTCAAAGCGCTTGGGCCAGAGCTTTTGCAATGCTTCGGCTCTGTAATTCAAGTTCTCTTGAAGCACCTTGAAATTGCCACACTCATGGCCACACTGGCCAATAAAGGCAGCCTGGCGCAGTGGCGTTGAAATGTCAAAGCGCTGGAAAGTCTCGTTAAGCGCATCGACCCACTCGGGGCCAATGTGCAGTTGCTGGAGCTGCTGACTATTGACCATTGACAAGTCTCCTTACTTCTTCGTAGGTGCTGACGCAGGCGTTGAGCTTGGTGATGGCTTTGTCTCCTTCGGCTGCGAGGTCGATAAGAGTTGCAATAGTCTGTCGCTCAAGTTCGCTTGCATCGGGCTGGCTGGGTTGTGTATTTCCAGTGGCAATGGTGGCACTTGCATTGACTTGTGGACAACTTGGGGCTGGGAGGCGCAGCCGGCCAGTCCTAGCAAGCTCATGCATAGCAGACTGTTTTTTCTTGACATCATCTTGGGCCTTTCTGAGTTTCGTTTCCTGATCTTGCAGTTTCTCGCCAAGTTCTTTCTCTTTGGCTCTAGCTTCATCATTCTTTTGGGCAATGGCAATCTTCATGTCATTGTCGCGCTCCAGCCACCCGTAGTGGTGGCCCACTCGGTATGTGCCAAATAATGAGACCAAGACACCAACAATGAGCCAGGGTAAGGGTATTGGTAACATTACTCTGCCTCTTCTCTGGCCTGCGCCAGCTGTTCGCGCTCATGGTCATCCTCAAGATGGTCCGGTGGCGTGTCTGGTGGTGGGCCAGGTGTCCAAGACTCGTCTAATTCTGGATTGGTCCACTTGGGCATTGCCCCAAATGGCTGGCTTGGAATGCCATTGGTTGTGGCATTAAACCCGTGATTGTTGCTGTAGCCATATTGACCCTGCATAGGCTGACACATAGGCTGGCCCATGGGTGGTGGCTGCTGCCTAGAAGTCATTGCCCGTTTACCAATAACCCCGCCAATACCGCCCACAATCAATAGAACGATATCGTTCAGCATCTTTGTATATGCCTGGTCAATGGGGGCCATGCTCTTGATTGGCTGGGTGACAAAGGTCACTGAGTACAAAAGCGCAATCACGATAAAGAAAAGAATCAAGGTGACAGCAAGCACCACAATGCTCCAGACCCTGACCTCGATCTCTTCAGTTGTTAGGTTTAACTTCGTCAACTTTTTTCTCCAAGATTGGTGCTACCAAGTATTCTGGGCAAGTCTGAGTAAACATACAGCGAGGCTTCTGACACTCAGTCGCATGAAAATTGTCAGGGTTCTGGCACTTATAGCGATACTTTTCTTCGCAGCCAGTTAGCAGTAAAAGAAGCAATAAATATCTCATTTGCCTAATCCTATTCTACCCAGCAGTAAATTAACGATCCGGTCGGAGAGGTCATCTGGCAAAAATTTGAGGAATCCAAGGGCGTATAAAGCCACACATCCATAAACGAATATCTTGAGGCATAGGTCAAAGGTTTTCTGATATTCATTCACCGACCGCACCTTCTAGTGGTGGCACAGAATTCCATTAACTCATTGACCCCAATAAACACCAAGAACAAGACAAAAGCCACACCGCCAATGATCATGGCCAGCTCATTCATCTCTTGCTCTTTCTTTTTTGCCGCTTTCTCTGCCTTCTCTAAAGATCGCAGCTCTCTTGCGTCATCGATATCCATCTGGTCCTGACGCGCCTTGATCTTGTTCCAAACGTCTATTTTTCCAGATTGCATAAAAAGCAGTTTTAGGCTTTCCTCGAAAGCTCGACTTTGTTCGAGGGCCATCTCGATTTGAAGTGCCTGGCCCATGTTTGAGCCTTTGTTCTTTTTAGCCTCAAGCAGAGCCTTTGTGGCCACACTCTTGGCATCAAACATCTTGCCAATCATGGGGGCAAGACCGCCTAGATCATTGGCCACCTTGCTGGCCTTCTTGACCATGCTGATGGCGCTCTGCAAACCTTCTAGCGCACTAATCGGATCGATGGGAATCATTTCTTTTCTACCTTTTTCCACTCAAGGCAAACAACCCTCCTATTGTAGACATCACCGGTCCATGACCACCTGATGCATCTATATTCGGCAGCTGCTAATAGGACCAGAGCATAGATCATGGCCAAAACAAAATGATGACAAAAAAGCACCAGGCAATGGTGGCAATTAAAAGAGCCGCAGCAATGAATGCCACGGCCCAGTCTTTCATAGCCCGAAAATCTTCTTAACGAATTCGGCAGCCACCCCTGGGCCAAACAACACGGCCACGATCACAGCATAGAGAAGATATTCAATCTTCGTCATGCGCTTGTCGCCATCGCGCAGTGACTTGTCGATGTTGTTATATCTCTCTAAGCAAATCGCTTCATGCACGGCAAGCCTTTTGTCAGTGTCGGCATCCATGATTAGATAGAAGTATCAACCCAAGATAAAGAATTTTCGTTCCAATCGTATTTCTTGCCATCAGTAGGCTTTGGCGTTGGTGCATTCCAAAAACAAGTCTGCTCATCTAATATCCAAGATGCAAATGGTTTTGGTGCAATAAAAGCATCACGGCCTGAGTCGTATGTGTACCCAATGCCTGCGTAGTTCTTGCGCAATGGAGTACCACCATTTAAGTGGACACCACCCTGTGTATTGTAAGAAGTCTGAACCCATCCAGTTCCAAACAAACCAGAATCAATAACATCTTGCTCAGCCACAATAACTTGTGTGACGATGCCGTTTTCTACTTTTGCAAAGTGACTCATATTGTTTCTCAGAATGTGATTGAACCTGATGAAGTCCATTGGTAAACACGATAGCCGCCAGCGACAGTAATTGTTGGAGAGCCTGTGGTTGATGTTGCTGCTGCAAAGGTGTCTGCATATCGAATAATCACAATACCAGAGCCGCCATTGCCACCATTGCCATTGTTTGATGCAGCGCCACCACCACCACCACCTGTGTTAGCAGTTCCAGATACTCCAGCCGCACCGCCTGTTACACCGCCATCTCCACCACCGCCAGCGCCACCAAGACCTTTACTGGCAGAAGCACTCGCATCCATACCACCACCACCACCGCCAGCGTATGTTACTGATGAACCAGAAATAGAAGATGCTGAACCATCTCCACCATTTCCAGCTTTAGTCGTTCCAGCAGCTCCTGCTGCACTAGCACCACCACCACCACCA